CTTGGATCATTGAGAAAGCAAACGGCTCTCCCGGAGTGTTGAGCTTAAGCGCTTCACGAATACGCCCAAGCCCGACGTTCTTACCCTTGCCAAAGTCAAGCGCGCCCGTCTCCGTAAGATCAAGCATCTGATCCTGCGGCACACGGACAGTATCTCTGCCGAGAAGAGACTTAACATTCTCGTCCTGAATGTCCCAGAGAATAGCAAGCTTAAGACCACTGGACGAACCATCTTTGGCTTGCCAAGTCTTAATCTCCACCTTCTCTGCAAGTCCGAGATACTCTCCGGCTGGGCAGGGAACTACTTTCGTATCGAGTGCTTCGTCATAGGTCGTGTTCAGAAATGTTGCTGGATCAAAAGTCATAGTTCAATTCACTTTCATGTTACGGGACTTAACAAAGATAACCAGTAGTCCCTGTGCTGGCTATGCGGTTTTATTACGGCTTATCCATTTCTCAAGGATCGGCCTGAATGTTGGTGGGTTGTCTGGCTTTATAGGCAGGTTCCGAGTTTTAACATCAGCCATTGCTGATGCAGTATCCCAAGTCCATTTATCTCCAGACCGGACAGAAAGTATAACATCGGAGAACAGAGAAGGAAATAGCGGAGCTATTGCTTTGCCGAGAGTTGATACCATTAGCTTTACTCCGCCTAATACAAGGTCGGCTTCCCGTTCAACATGAGCGAGAAGAATAAAATGGCACTTACAATTATCACAAAGCATACGGATAATCTTGACAACCTGATCTTGAGCGATGCCCCAGTCGGATTGATTGCGAACTGCTTTACCGCCAACAACCAAAGCCATAGCGCAAGTAGCAATACCAGTAGCTCCGTCAATAACAAGAAACCGGGATTGATCCCAGAGATTAACAGGCCCATGCTTCTCTCCTGTGCGATCATCGGGGAAGTCATTAAGAGCTTCCAGCAATGATATGAATTGATTATGCTTGGACTTATTAGGGTCAGTCATCTTTGCCAAGCTATCAAGGTTAAGCATGTTGATGTTCTTCGCGTTGGCGATCATATCGACAAGGGAAGCATTCGGCGCGACGAGTTTATGCCAGTGCAAGTTAGGCGGAATGGGCAAGCCTCTGTCTGTCCAGTAACCAAGCAAACTCTCCATACCGCTTTCTAAGGCGAGATAGAATACTTCTACGCCAGTATCTACCAACGTGCCTATCGCATGGGTCTTGCCTGTGCCGCTCGGCCCCATTAGCAGAACATTAAATCCCGGCAGGGTGAATGGCTCGGGCAGGGTTAAGGCTGTCATATTGTGGCCTTTCTGGCTTCGACTGCGGCGCGCATGGAGCGGATCATATTGTCAACTCGCTCCAAGCATTCATTATCTCGTAGTTCTTGGATAATATCTAACAAATCAAGAATGTCCTGATCCCTTCCATCAACAACATAACTCTGCATAGCATCAGCTATATCGAATGTTATTCCTGATTGTGGGGGTGGCTCGGGTGGCATAAGTAATCTACCTCTCTATCTAATTGGTATTGGAGTATTGGAAGATCGAAGTTCCAGCCTATTGTAAAGAGACACTCAATGCTACCGCGAGGATGCCAGCGATCAGGCACACAAGTAAGGCAAAGACCAGAGCGCGCATCCCAAACTCTTTGTGAACAATCCTCAGCGCTAAGAATAGCACTAGCATATACAACACGGCAATGAGAGCAGAACCAAAAGAAATGTTTTCCATAGCCTTCTATCGCCTCAAAGTGTTCGTAGTGTTCAAACGGCTCGGCAGGTAAATCCCACCTACGAATGTATTTCACGGAATCCAAGCCTTCATTTCGGCTTCATACTCTTCAATGGATTGTTCCTTGCGCGCCAAAGGATTCCAAACACGTTTCACGAAATAAGTCTTGAGCCACGCCTCAGGATCATTGGATTTACATATACTCGTAAACGCACACCCGCCATACTCAGTACAAGCATGGTCAAGGTTGTAATCCCAATAACCTTCTTCCCAGCATTGGATCATACGTCTAATATCACGACAAACCTGATCGATCCATCTATCAATCTCGTAGGGCGAGCGATACGACAGTACTTCCATTGTGTCATACTTTGTCTTGAGGATACTGACCCCTCTAACCACGACCCCGGAAGGATTAAGGTTAAACTGTTGCGCGGCCCAACAATAGCCTGTAAACTGACTTCGGAGTTCCCACTGCTTTGACCACGATTGGCCCAGCGATGAAGTAGTTTTTTCATCATAGATATATGTCCCACTAAAAGCCTCTGCGATCATATCAGCCCGACCAGTGTACAAAATCGGATCACCTGTTACCGGATGATTGATTGGCAAAGGTTGCGCGAAGCTAAATTCAATTCCATGATTATCCCCGAACTTGACTGGCACCGCGCCATCTTTCCCAAGAGGATAGTTCTCGAAGTAAAACTCCAAAGCTCCTGCTGTGCGTTCAAGTGATTTTGCCGACTCGGCTGGGCATTCAAAGTCGCCATACTTATTGATAAGCGCGCGAAGTCCGGCAGCAACAGCGTCCTCAGCGGTTGATCCATTTTCATAAAAGCTCCTTCGAGCTGCTTCAATTCCGTCAGCAAATGCGCCTCCTGCTATCAAGTGGACAGACTCTGCCGCAGGTTTCCAGTGTTGAATATACTGGCGAAAAGCTTTCTGCGGGCAGGAGCGGAAAGCTGCGATTGTGGTGCTGTCAATCGCTACAGGGAAGAACGGACGCTCAGTCATTGTTATGATCCTTATAAGCTAGGGTTCCAAGTATTCCCATCAGGACACCGAGAGTCCAGAATAGAATGAATACAGCATAAGGTTCGATAAGCATTGGGCAGGTTCCTTTCGGATTAGAAGTCAAAGTCTTTCATTAGATCATCTTCGGTTGGCGTAGCTGCGGCTTTCTCAGCCTTGGCTTTGCTTGCCTTAGCAGGCGGCATTGCCAATCGTTCCTGCCGCAAGAATGCTATGCCTTCTTTAGTCTCTTCTAGGGTTAGTGTTCCGTCCCTAGCTTTCTGGCGTAGCTCTGCTATGCGAATTTGAAGTTCAAGTGTAACCATATCCCAAAGCTTTCCTTCTAAAAAACAGTTTCGTAAAATTTCTACATTTTCTTCACCAAATGCTACAAAAATACTATCAGCATTATTTCCTTTAACCGGCTTTTTTGTAAAAGCATCTATAAAAGAAATTCTGCCTTTAAGAAAGAATATAGCATCAGCAGTTTCGAGAACTATTTGCTGAAACCAACTAGAACCCATGCGAGGGGGGATAAGAGCTATACCATTACCATGCAAGGCAAGTTTAGCTAACCAAAATTTACAAGCAGAACCATAAGGAGGATTAAGCCAAACTCTACCTTGCCAATTTTGAGAAAGCCCATCAGTTTCTTCGGTAAAGTAATTAATAGCAAACTTATTAGGTTCCCAAAGATTTGCACAAGGATCTAAATCAAACTTTCCTAAAGCTGCTACTATATAATCAGGAGTTTGCCAATCGTCTTGAGTAGCTTCTGTTCGGCTATTAAAACTAACTGACATAAATTTCTTCCCTCTGCCTAGTGCAGCTTACATACAGCGATCTGAATGCCTCTTGCCTATTTCTGTTAAGCATAATGTCCTCAAGGTCGATGAATGTCTTGAGATAACTAGACCCCTGTGATCTGTGTGAAGTAATAGCATAGCTGTGCCGAACTTCATTAAATGCTTCTTTGAGTTCCCAGAACTCGCGCCATTTGTATCGCTTGCCAGCTTTGGCCTCCATTGATAGTTCGTTGAGACGATTGTTTAGATGGAACTGGCCCGCCGGGGTAAGAGTTCTTATAGTAACCTTCCGGCCATTTTCATCCATGACTAGTAAGTTCCAAATTTCAAACTCATTAAACTTTGGATGCTTTCCAAGTGCTATGGCTTCGACTGTTGCCTCTTCGTCCGTTCGCATGAATATCTCGTCATCGAGGTTTTTAAGCATCGATGTTGCAACGATCTTATCTTCCGGGAGCCATACATTGCTGCGGGCTTCCGCGCGGCCAAAGATATTCTCCCGGACAAAAGAGTTATACTTATCCACATTGACATTTCTCCAGGTGATTATCTTTGCGTCACCGGACTTGAATAGCTCAAGGTTCTCAACGATCTTATCATACCACTCGCCTTTACCAACTCGATATACTGGCGGCGCAGTGTCGATCTTGATACTTGGGCATG